ATGACCTGGTTTATTGACCGGCGTCTTAACGGCAAAAACAAGAGCACGGTGAATCGCCAGCGCTTCTTGCGCCGTTATAAAGCGCAAATTAAACAGTCGATCTCCGAGGCCATCAACAAACGCTCGGTGACCGACGTCGACAGCGGCGAATCCGTCTCCATCCCCAACGATGACATCAGCGAACCGATGTTTCATCAGGGGCGTGGCGGCCTTCGCCATCGTGTACACCCAGGTAATGACCACTTCGTCCAGAATGACAGAATCGAGCGTCCCCAAGGCGGAGGCGGCGGTTCTGGCAGCGGTCAGGGGCAAGCCAGCCAGGACGGAGAAGGCCAGGATGAGTTTGTCTTCCAGATTTCAAAAGACGAATATCTCGATCTGCTGTTTGAGGATCTGGCCCTGCCGAATCTGAGAAAGAATCAGCACCGTCAACTCAACGAATACAAAACCCATCGTGCGGGCTATACCGCAAATGGGGTGCCCGCCAACATCAGCGTGGTGCGTTCACTGCAAAACTCGCTGGCGCGACGCACGGCGATGACGGCAGGCAAACGGCGCGAACTGCGCGAGCTGGAAACCAGCCTGAAAGTAGTGGAAAACACGGAACCGGCGCAACTGCTGGAAGAGGAGCGCCTGCGAAAAGAGATTGCCAAACTGCGGGCGAAGATCGACCGGGTGCCGTTTATCGACACGTTCGACCTGCGCTACAAGAACTACGAAAAACGCCCTGAGCCTTCCAGCCAGGCGGTGATGTTCTGCCTGATGGACGTGTCAGGTTCAATGGATCAGGCCACCAAGGATATGGCTAAGCGTTTTTATATTCTGCTCTATCTGTTCCTGAGCAGAACGTATAAGAACGTGGAGGTGGTCTACATCCGCCATCACACTCAGGCGAAAGAGGTGGATGAACATGAGTTCTTCTACTCGCAGGAGACCGGTGGCACCATCGTGTCGAGCGCCCTGAAGCTGATGGATGAGGTAGTGAAGGAGCGCTACGATCCGGCGCAGTGGAACATCTACGCCGCGCAGGCATCGGATGGCGATAACTGGGCGGATGACTCGCCGCTGTGTCATGAAATTCTGGCGAAGAAGATCCTGCCGGTGGTGCGTTACTACAGCTACATTGAAATTACCCGTCGCGCCCACCAGACGCTATGGCGTGAGTATGAGCATCTGCAAGCGATGTTTGATAACTTTGCGATGCAGCACATTCGTGACCAGGATGACATCTATCCGGTCTTCCGGGAACTGTTCCAGAAGCAGAGTTCGACAACCTCCAATTAAATGTTATTAATCAGCCAGTTAACTCTGTTTTTCTGGCTGATTTTCTTGCATTTTCATCCTCATTTTTCTCCATGTTTTTCATTCACTTAAATTTTATTTTGGGGAATGCGATTTTGAAGAAGTGATTATGCAAAACTTCCTTTGAGCTTTAGGATGCCATCATGGGATGGAGGTTAAAATTCTCTCGTTCCGACCAAACCACACAAAAAACCAGCCGCTTATGGCTGGTTATTCGTCAGTGAAGCATGGGGAACTTTATCTATATTGCAGGGCAATCATCATCTAATGCACGATTGATGAAGAACGTCACTCTGCCCAACACTTCCACCTCTTCCAGAGCGGTTCCCTCTATTGCCTCGCCATCATCCGTGATCAATGACTTACCCATCAGTTTTGCAAACTGCGTGTGGCCGTCGCACAAAATTAACAATACATCTCCTGGCCTTTTTTTCGTGGCTGGCTCAATGACTGCAAACCCAACATCTGTTTCAAGTACCCTGCTTTCTGCCCCTATGTTGCACAGAACGGATGGAGAAAGTTGGCGTTCGACGTAATCGGTCGCAGGTGATGCAAATCCCATCAGAGGACCCTCCCCATGTTTCTCAGGATCCAGTACCGGTTATCGCTACCGTCTGTCGTCTTGTCAGCGAAGCCTGGCTGATTGCGCTCTATCCATACATTGGCGTCGGCTCGGGTGAAGTGCCAGTTAAAACCACGCAACTTTTCTATAAAGCTGTCTGTTCTCAGGTAGCGGTAGCCCTTTGGGTTAAGCTCTATGGCCGCAATAAAGGCGGCCTGAATATCTGAAATTCGGGGCATAATCTGCACTCCCTTTATTACTGTGTTTATATACAGTAGTTTCAAATGAGATGCAGATCAATTTGGGTTCGCCTATTAATTTTTAAGGCTGAATGTCCTCAGGCTGCTCTGTCAGTTCAAGAGAAGCTTCGGAAGCTCTTGTTTTCCAGATGCTATCCTCTGGCATATCGAGGCGAACGTCGATCCAGCTGTTGGCAGGAACATCTATAGGAGCCCCTTTCGTTTTAACAATTTCGCCTTCTTCGTTGAGTATGTATTTCCGCTTATACAGGCGGATAGTCAGCCCGCCGCTTTCGGTTTGCTCTGCTTCAACCACTCCCAACTCGCCCATCCCTCCCGGGTCCATTGGTGGCAATAACTGCCAGCCCTCAGAGGCCAGTCCCGCTGAACCAGTCAGGACATAAACACCAACATCCAGTCTTGAAATCTTGATCCCTTCAGCTTCTTCATTGGCAGTGCCACCTCCACACCAGCTGAAACCGTCAGAATCAATGTCCTCACGCTGGCAGTCCTCACGGGATTTTACAATACGGGCGACAGGGGACGCCGCCTTCAAAGTACCATCGCTTGATTTTGTCGTATTACCAGTCGTGTAAGCTTCGTGATAGGCCCATGCGATCCCGCTGTAATATGAAAACCAGGTACGACGTAGAGAGTATGCCTGATGTATTCTGGTTGGCCTGTTGCCCCGATTGAGAATGATGGAAGTTAGTCCCGTATTCGATGTCAGGCCCAACTGAGTCAGACCATCATTTTGATGTGAGGTAAATCCGGTAGGCGTTAACCCGTCCATATTATCGAGGGTTGGACCGTCCGCCTGAATAGCACCAAGGTTAAATGCGCCTACCAACATCACGTTTCCAGAGTTTGTTCCGGCATCTTTTGCAGCTGCGCTACCAAGGCTTGCTTTATCAGCTTTTTCATTTAATGCAGCCGTAAAACTGTTCCATGACGGACCGGTGAATGAAGAACCATCCGGGAGCGTAACGGTTATATTTCCCGATGCACTGAATAACCGCTGCCAGTTCTGTTTGTCATAGTTCAGGCCACGCAGAGCTTCGGCGCTTTGTGCCACCAGCGCAGCAGTAACAAGGTTCATCGCAACGCGCGGCACGGCATACCATGCCGCCCCTGCCTGAGTGGGTCCGGTATAGCTGCTGACAAGCGTCAGTGAGGTATTACTGTTCACTGTTTTGATCGCCAGCGTGTAGGGAATACCGCCGATGGTCACAACAATAAAATCTCCGGCGACCAGTTCGGTGGTAAAGGCGGTGCCATTGCCGGTGACTGCTGCTGAGTTATTGGTCAGTGTCAGTGTTCCTACGGACATAGATGCTCCTTTGAGGCAATAAAAAACCCCGCCGGAGCGAGGTTGGTATTAATACTGAAAAGGTTCAGACGTACATATCGGGGATAACGGGTAGCGAGATCGGCGTAACCCCGTCGTTCGCGAGCTGCCTGTCAGCCCAGCCGACATACAGCCCCCTCCCCGCCCTCAGTGTGCCATTCTGCATAACCAGCCCGTAATGGTAGTGATAAATGCGACCACCGCCGAAGCTGGGCACCCTGAGACCAAAGCGGCCAACCGGAACATATCCGCCACCGGGGACGGTCTGCGCTGATGTGGATGGCACAAAATTAGTGCCGAGATAAACAAATGGCCTTCTCGCCGTTGAGAACGTGCACTGGCCTGCCGCGTTATAGATATTGAATCCGGGATTCGCGGCCACGGGCGTAACGCCACCCGCAAAAATAATCACATCAACTGTGCCGCTCATCGGCTGATCATCGATGTTGGAGCCATCATTGAGAAACAGCAGTCGGTTCCCGTCATAGTCAAGCGTGTAAGGGCTGTCCCACTTACAGCAGACCAGGTATTTGCTGCGATCAAATCCTGCAATGGTCGGAGTGATCCAGCCTGATGTACCGACAGTTACCCTGGCTTTATAAATGCAGTACCCGGCCCTGGACGCCGTTGTGATCGCCGTAAAGTCGGTGCTGTTCTGAACGAGAAGGCCAACCTTTGAGTTCTGGCTTACGGGCAGTATCTGCCAGAGCGTGCCGGAGAACGCCACGCGCTGTGGGTTAGGGAATCCGGGGTTTGAATTGCCGCTCCAGTTTTGCGTGACGTTCGCGCCGGAAATAGTGACGCTGTCCAGCTTGAATATCCCCTCGTCGCTGATTACCGTCTGGGTCGGTATGAAAATGACATTCGACCCGGCCACGTAACCCTCAACTGTCGCAGTATTCACGTTACCGATACCGCCGGATATCGCCCCGCCATATGTCGGGCAACGTAATCCGGCGGTAATCTCCATCGGTTTACCACCATCATTGAGATCGATTAAAAGTCCTGAAGGCATAAATCACCATGAACCAACGACGATACGGCCACCGCCGGGAATGTTGACGGTAATACCCTTATTGTTGATAACGACCGTGTTATTGGTCCCGTTGAACGCAAAGTTACCGCTGTCTGCGTAGAATTTGCCGTGGAATTCACAGTCGCCGCTCTTGTCGATGTTCCAGCCCCGAACTCCGGCTGCGAAGTTTGTCGAGCGGATATAACTGCCGATTTTCGCATTGGTGATACTGCCGTCCTGGATCATCGCGTCACGGATAAAGACCTGTCCGTTATAGACAAAGAAGGCGGCCTCATAGTTGCCGGGATCGCTTCCTGAGTAGATGCCGAACTGGTCAGCAGCGAATACAACCGTGGATTTGTAAGAACCACCTGAAGGCTCAATGGACATTCCAAATCCGGTGTTGTACTTCACGCCGTTACGGATAATGCCAAGGTTCAGGGTATATGAAGCCTTGCCTGTACCGTTGCTCGTCACCTCGGCGTTCATTTTCTGGTTAACCGCCGTCGTCAGGTCTCCAACCTCTGCCTGAACATACGTATCGAGGGAAGCGATAGCTTTCGTGTTATCACTGATGGCCGTTTGCTGTTCGAGGATTTGCGAGTTAACACTTTCGAACTGAGACTTAACACTGGTGGTGAGCTGGGCAAGCGCCTTGTCTACCGTGGCGATCGTTGTCCTGACCGTCATGATTTCGGCATTTACTTCGCCCAGCTGCTGGAACTGGCGTTCCACCGTGCCGTTATTGGCCAGCGCGTTTTGCAGAATACCTTCAAGGTTGGTATCAATGCCCTTCTCCACGTTTTTCATGGCGTCAGAATTCCTGACAGACTCGTCAATGACGTCAATCAGGCCCGACGTATCGGTCTGGCACAGCGCGGCCACTTCAACAAACGCAGATGTACCAAACGCGTTGATCGTGCGGACATACCAGTAATAAGTGTGCCCGTTCTTCAGGTTATGGCTGCTCCATGTGGTGCCGATCCCGGCACGCGTTGCCCTTCCTTCAACCGTTGACGTGCTGGTATTCGGTAGCCTGGTTTCGCCGGACGTCCAGAAATCAAACTGCGTTGATACGTTCGTCACTGCTGCAAGGCGCGGGTACAGAGTGATGGCAAAATAGCTTTGCTCAATATCGACCCGTGACGGCGCTGGCGGGGCCTGAATACTGAATTCAAGATATGCCTCCGGCGACTCTGCCCCCATCTGGTTTACCGCAGTGACGTGAGCCGTGTAGGTAGACTGGACAAGCCCTGTCAGGCGGGTGAAGGAACCCGGAACCTGAACAGAGAGCACCGTCTGACCCGCCTTGCGGATCACAACCTTGTTGTATACAAACTGCCCGATGTTCTGCCAGGACAGCACGCCCTGAACCACCTGACCAATTTCCTCGACGGTGTATTTCAGGTTCTGCGGCTGCGCCACCCCACCAGATGGCAGCTGCGTGAACGGCGGCCGCTCAATTGGCTTGCCTATCGCATCACCCCAGACATCAGCAGTTTCCTGTTTCAGGGTGATCTGCACCCCGTTCTGAACACCGAACCGCCAGTCGGTCACGCGCATTTCGACATTGATGATACCGAGCGACGGGAAATTCACCTTCACGTACATGCCAGGACGGTAGCGATAGCCGCTCAGGTTCAGTGTGAGATTCATCGTGCGTGAAATGCGGGTGCGCTTCAGCTTGATGTCTGCCAGGCGCTGGGCCTGAAACTCACTGGTGACAAAACGAAGCTTCAGGTCCTGTGAAATCTCAACGCCATCTTCAGCAACCCACTCGCTGACAGACACCGCCGGGAAATCAGCCTCAGCGTAGGTCTGCTTAGGATCGATAAAGGTACCGTTAATGGTGTTGACGCGCTCAGACTGCGATACTTCCGGCATGATTTCGATATCGCCGGCCAGCTGACTTTCGGTGATCACTTCGGTTGCAGGGCCATAATACGCACCAACCAGAATGCCGTGCTTACCCGCAATGTATGTTGGTTCGCCAGCTCCGGCAGCCAGCATCGCCTCAAGAATGCTGGCCTTGTTTTCGTTCAGGTCGAACTCACCGTTTAAGGTGTAACGTTTTTCCGTGGTTCCGTCGCCGTTCGTTACCGTCTCGTCGCAAATGTTGGCGGCTTCCTGAAACTGATCCCAGTTGATATCCGCATCCGGCACCTTCAGGTAATTTCGGTAATAGTCCAGCACGCAGAGCGCAAGGTTGTTGCTGTATTCCGTGCGGCCGGTGCGCGGGTCATAGACCTTGCGCCCCGTTTTCTCGACCTTGATGTTAGGAATGCCTGAGGGGAATTTTTCAGCGTTAAACTTCAGCGACACGCGTAGCCAGGAAATGCCCTTGCCGATCATGTCCTCTTTCCAGGACGGGCAGTTCTGAAGCATAAACGGATCGGCGGTCTGGCGGTCGTTATGTACTTCGTAGGTGGCGTTATCAGGGTACGAACCAATATCGTCATCACCGAGATAGATAGTTCCCACACCGGAGAGAGGGTGGCCCGCCAGGGTGATCGCAAGGTGAAGCCATTCGCCATCAGTCTGATCGCCTTTTTCCTCTTCGGAGAAGAAAAGCGTACCTGCTGATACCGTCCTGCCATATACCACCGTTTTCGGGCTGGCAGCCGCGCGCAGAACCTGTTTTCTCTCCGCCACATCACGGTAACCGCCAATAGAGGGCTTCTTCGTCAGCATCTGCGTTGCCACCTGCGCAGCAATAGTGATAGCCATGGCAATCGCATAAGCTTCGTTTGCAGCCGCAATACCCGCAGCAACAGTGGCAACAATTGGAATAGCAGCAGGCATCAGCGAACCCTCCAGGTGCTCAGTGGTTTAATCCTCAGACAAACCAGCCCTTCCTCCCCCGGCACCCACACGGCGCCGCCGTAAATCACCCCGGCGCATCGGGTGCCAGCATTCTCGACAACCGCGATATCGCCGCGCTGGGCCATCTTCACAGGTACCTCATCGAGGTACTTCGCCAGCACTTTCTCCAGCGATCCGCCGCCGCGCAGCAATGCTTTTTTCGCACCCGTTTCGCTGTCATACGTCCCGCGCCAGCCGTCGGCAAAATTATCCCCGGTCATCGCTTCAGCGCAGTCGGCTGCGAACAGGCAGCAGTCATGTTCGCCCCATAAAAAAGGCCGCTTTTCAGCGGCCCTTATCACGGCGATTAATCTGTTATGCCAGTCTGGATGCTTCATGCTTCCTCACGTATAGGTAAATCCTGGCGCATCTTTTTTACTGCCCCAGAAAATAGAACGTTCTGCCATCTGTGCGACGTAGCGGAAAATGCGATCGCCTGGCTGGGCGGCCTGATGCGATTCGTCGGTATAGCGGTCAGGGAACGGTCGCTGCCAGTCTTCAAAAATGTTACTGACGGTGTATTGCAGGGCGTTGGTTTCCCCCGACGTCGCGCCGGTACCGGATACCCGACCCTTAAAAATCAGGTCAGCAACCTGAACAACGCCGTTGTCGTCCATAGCCACCAGATACAGTTCCGCAGGTTTCCCGACACAGCGCTCGTTAAGCGTTTTGGCAAACAGAGACATGTCCAGGCCGGAAAGCGTCATCCTGAGTTGCGTCGGGCTCGTCGTGTTGGTTTCATTGACATCATCAATGGCGCCCATCGTTCCCATGCCGTAATAGACATATCCGCCCAGCACCAGCGTGCCGGTGCCGGAATGGACGTAAGCGGTCCCGGATTCAAACTGGACATTGGCCGCCAGCACCGCGGTAACCCTGTCACGGGAGAGCCAGGTGATCATCGAATCTGAAAAAGGGGAATACAGCATTAAAACGCCTCCTCAAATTCCAGTGTGTAGCTGGTAAAAACGCCAGGAACGCGGTTACCCGCGCCCTGCTGGTTATCTTTCAGCTTAAAAATGCCGTAGGGGTTAGCCACCTCAATTTTGCCGTTAACCGGCGGCGAGGTACGCAGCATCGGCGCAATCGGAATCATTGCGGTACCCGTTGAAGTGCTGGTCACATCAGCAGTGACCATCTTCAGCTCGTCGTTCACGGTAAGGTAATCCCCGGTGCGCAGTACGAGTTTGCCGGGTGTCCAGCCTTTGCTGCTGAGCTGGGTCCCCGTCTGGTTTGCATCCTGCACCACAGGATTTCCGGCTGGCGTTCTCCCCTCGCGTCCCCAGTCGCGAATTTTTACCCTGCCGTACTCACCATCGAGATCGGCCACCAGCGCATCGATGCGCCGGGATTTATCGTCGGTAAGGTTGTTAAACGTCAGGGAGCAGGTCCAGCGGGTGCCGGGGAAACGAACGGTCTGTGAGGCACCGTTAAAGGGAGAGCGAAATGTTTTTGTGTTACTTTCCGTCCGCCATGTCAGTGACGACGGGCAAATATCTGCGGGCCAGTCAAGTGCGGCCATAATTTCTCCCGATGTTGTAAATACTGATCGTTTATCAGGATGTTACTGATTTACATACCTGGTTATGTTTGATGCTAGGTTCGTCAGTGGTGGGACATTGACATTTAAGCAAAGTGAGGGGGACAAAATGTTACGTGCACACTTCAATAACATGGAAAAAATACTTAGCGCTCAGGGAGCTTCAGTAGCAATAACTGGACATTCATTGCATAAAGGAACCCCAAGAGAAGAATTTATTTCCAAATTTCTTAAAGATCATCTGCCGAGCAACATATCGATTGGCACTGGGGAAATAATAGATCATCAATCCAAGCCGGGCGATCAACGGAATCAATACGATATTGTCCTGTACCGCAATGAATATCCCAAAATCAGTTTCAGTGAAACTATTTCTGCTTTTTTAATTGAATCTGTAGTCGCGACCTTAGAGATAAAATCGACTCTAACATATGATGAGTTGAAAACATCAATAAAATCAGCCCACAATGCAAAAGTTTTAGCCCCAAGCTATGAAGAAGTTTTTTCCATTTCAAATTTCAGCAGGGGAATAAGGAATTTTCTAGTCGCATATAATGGTCCCCAGAAGATGCAAACCGTACAAGGCTGGGTAGATAAAGCACATCAAGAGCTTGGTATATCAGTACCTATGTTGCCGAATAATCATACAAGATTTAACATCCCAAGTCCGTCACTAGACGCTATTTTCATTCTTGAAAAGGGATTCGTGCACTATGATAATTTTATTGCTGGAATCGACACAACACAGATTAGACTTCAACAACCATCTATCAACTGGGTTAGCGCTGACTCACAGGATGGTAACCTGTTATATTTATTTCACATGCTTCATCAATTAATCAAGTCTGTCCAGGGCCGATTCTTAAATCCAGCCCCATACCTGTCAGGGCAAAGATTTAATATTAGCGCAAAATAAATCATAGAAAATTAACAGCCATGCTTAATTGCTTTTTGAAAAAGCATGGCGCCTATTTGTATGTTATTCTTCCCAACTCCTGCCAGGCTAATACAATCACTTTCATCAAACGCAATGATATCATTTATCAAAGTAGATGAGTCTCCTGAGGTTAGAAGATTAGCATGATTCTTTTTCGATACTTCCTGGAGGTAACGGATTACCTCATTATGCAGTTTAACTGAGTCTCGTTCAATTCTTTCAACGGCCGTGATTAATTCACGTTGTTTGCTAAGTAGTGTTTTGTTTTGGGCTTCAAAACTCATCATAACCTCCTGCCTTTCGGCGTATAAATAAATCGATGTTAACCACTAAACGCCAAGCATCCTCCTGGCCTGCCCGTTGGTCTGGAAATCACTCAACATGTCCTGCCGCGCCTTCTTCGCGCCATCTCTGGCCCCTTTAGCGGCAGCCTCCTCCATCGCCTGCTTAAGCGCGGCATCGCCATTACCGGAAATGGTGAAATGCTGCTGAATGGTCTGTTGAATGCTATTCCCTCCCGCGCTAATGGAGGAGACAGCGTCATCCACCATTCGCACACCGAGAGAGCCATCTGCGGTTCTGGTTAGCGGCATGATCGCCTCTGGCCCAGCTTCACCCATCAAACCAGCACCTTTAGCGAAGGCGAACATCGTAGGGCTGTTCACAATACCATTGCGGAATTTGCTCAAATCAGGGGAATCATAAACCCCGCCTTTTGCGTTCAGGGTTAAACCAGAAGCAGCTGAATCGTAGGCGCCAGATGGCGTACTGCCACCAGAAGACGCGCCGCCAAACATCCCGCCAAGCGAGCCGAGAAGCCCACTATCACCGGCAGACTTGAGGCTATTCACCAGGATAGCCCTAAGCAGAACCTTTTGGATTTCGCTCAGCACGCTGTTAGCCCAGTCCGCCCAGTCCGCTTTATTCCCGTTGAGTGCATCCGCCATGTTGTCAACCAACCCATCCAGGGTGTTGCCCACAAGACCCGATACCTGACTGTAATAATCACTGGAAGTGTCAATCCAGTTAGCCAGCCCATCCTGTGCACCAGCGAGCCAGTCGCCCTGAATTTTGTCCAGCTCCTCATAATGGGAACGATATTTTTCAAGCCGTACCGCAAGTGCCTTATCGAGTTCCTGGTTATAGCGGTCATATTCGGTAGAGGTCTTAATGTCTCCACTCTGGAATCTGCGTTGCAGGTCTTCGCGCTTCTCGTTAAATTCACGCTCAATATCGAGTTGCTCACGCATTCGTTCGCGTGCTTTATCCCCTAACCCGGCGCCGATAACATCCGCATCGAGGGAGCTTGCAGCGTTAGAATTTTCGCGCTGAAGGTTCGCAACATATTCGGCGAGCCTGATATTTTCCTCATTGGCCTTTTTAACTGAATTGAGGCGATCAACCTCAGTCGCGAGCTGCTCCAGGCGAGTCTTCTGAGTTTCATTAAGTCCAGCCAGCTTGCCGTCCGCAATATCAAACTGAAGCTTTTGTTGTTCTGTGACTTCTGCGCTTTTCTTTCCGGTAGTGTCGATCAGAGCAATTTGACGAAGATAACTTGTCTCCATAGATTTAAACGAAGACTCAAGCTTTTTAAGGGTTGAATCGGGTTTTGTCTTCCCGTTTGTTTCGTCTTTATCAAGCGCGTAGCCCCCACCTACTGTTGCAGGTTGAATTGGCAGTTTTGCTGGGCTACCAGCAACTAATTGACCCTTTAATTTTATTAAATCTTCTAACTCTTTTTTTGCATTTGCCAGAGTAATATTTGAATCGAGTACACTGCCAATAATACTTTCAGTTTCAGGAAAGTTACCTGCATCAATGTTTCTTTGAAGCCAGTCAATTCGTTCTTTTACCTGATCAAGATTTTTTCGGTCAATATTACCACCGATGGCAGCTATCCTATTACCTGTGCTTGCTGCTAATTGTCCAGCCGCAGCAGCTGATTTTACCAACCATCCGGTAAGCTCTGCCACCTCAGACACTAAGTTAGTGATACCCTGAAGAACCTTTGGATCTGTTAAAACTTTCCTCAATTGATCAAGTGAGTCTGTAAGAGGAGATAAGTCTACTTTGGCGAGTCCTGCTGAAATTTCTAATTTTAACCCTCGAACCTGTGCTTCAATATCCTCGAATATCTGATTCACTTTAACGAGATCGTCTATTGATGCAGGGTCTGGAGCAACTCCGAAATCTTTAGCGAGACTTAAAAACTGCTTAAGCTTCTCATTGTTATTATCAAACAGAGGAAGAAGTTTTGAAAGGTCATTGCCAAGGCTTTCAAGTACTGTGGTTTTTTCAGCGTTTGTGCTGATTTTACCAAGCGACTCACCAATCGCCAGAAGTTGTTTGTCTGGACTTACTTTGGATAATTTTTCAGCGGATAATCCAAGAGCATTCAGGGCATCAACGGCCTCACCTGACTTATTCAGGACCGCATCGCCGATTTTGTCACCAATATCTTTGAAGATATCGGCCATTTGATCGCCGGACACACCGGCCTTTTCGGCAGCGAACTGCCACGATAACAACTCTTGAGTGGAAATATTTAGTGATTTAGCCCAACGGTCTGTCTCTGCTATTTGTTTCGAGGTAGATTTTAGAAGCTGAAAACCAGCAACACCAACAGCGCCGGCTAAAGCAACTGTTGCTGAACCAATGGAGGCAAAAGCTTTGGTAGTTTCAGCGGCATCCTTCTGAACTTGCTTAGCCCACTGCTGAGAGGCTCTTTCCGCTTTATCCATGCCAGAAACAAAACCGCCAACCTTGGCAACAAGATCGAGTGTAAGGGTCCCGAGTGATTTCCCAGCCATAATTAACTCCAGAAATAAAAAAGCCCGCATAGCGGGCTGATTTTCATATGTTTGCTTTTAGACTTCGCTCAAGCTCGCTCTTGAAGTTTTTCCCAAGAGGGGCAGGCATTTCCCCTGCAATACGCTCAATAAGAGGCATGTTCATGAAAGTAATTTCTGATACCGATTTACCAGAGTGTTTTTCAAGCAGGAAGATTGAAAAATTGCGGACTTCCTCTAAATTAATACTACCGTCACCCTTGATGAAATCATCTTTGTTTATGGTTGATAGGTCATAGGCTTTGTAATTATTTCTAGGCATATTTCTCTTTGTTTTATTTGCAAGCAATATTCCACCGATAAACAAAACCGCTGCAACAATTAAATAATTCTGCCGCTCAGCCATCAGACCAATGTTGTTGACGCGTGAACCATCTCCGACAGGAACGCTTACATCCATGAGTAATGCAAAGACGCCTAACGCAACACCACCTAACGACAACAACCATCCTAAGTTTCTCATGTTTACTTCCCCTTTGAAGTTCAAGTTACAGTTTAACATGAGAAATTGATGTATCACCCCCAGGTACGCATAGCGTCTTCAAGTTTGATCGGCTCGTTTGCTGCCTCCCGCTCAACAGCGGCAATATGAGGCGCGAAATCAGCAATGCTGAAGGCTGGAGTGTTTTTGGTACGGTTTACGTTTGCCAGCACAGAAGAAACCAGTGCCGCCCCCCACTCTGTTCGCATCATCGGGTTCAGATTGCCGTATTTATGCCGGTACTGTACCCACTGCTGGAACTCGCGGAAGCTGAGGCGTTCTTTTGCCTCAGCGATAGTGCGGCCACCTATCCCGTTAAGGACTAGTTCGCACCAGATTTCGTCTTCTGCGCTGAGTCCGTCTTTCCCAGATCGTTAACTTCCTGAATAGCCACCAACAGCGCCACGGTCAGGCCACCGTCCAGCGCGCCACGGTCTGGATCGGCCTCGCCGGTAACATCGGCAACCGTAAACACCTGATGCCCATTTTCATCGCAAATTGACGCTGCGATACGGCCAGCTACCCCATCTATACGGCCCAGACCAGCAAGCACATCTGATGTGGCAGTGTGATAGCCAAGTGGACGGATATACGTTGTCGCTGTATGTTCCTTACCATCCTGTGATTTCCAGGTAATCTCTTTTTCCACCGGGCGGCCGGTAAACGCTCCCGTTTCTTTCAGTGTGTCGAGTGTCAGTTTCATTTATCTTTCCCGATAATGTTTGTTGAAACGCGGGGATTCAACCCCGCCAGTGATCAGCTACCAGACTGCTCTTTCGGAATCCATGCCCCCTGCCCGGAACGCTGGATAGTGGCAGAAGTCTGCACGACCGTGTTTCCCTGGAAGTCGAACGGGAAGTCGGAAACATATCCCTTGAATACGTACCAGGTGCGATCAGAAGGAAGCACCAGACCATCAACAGCTTCCGGTCCTGTTCCCGCTGTCGGCTTTGATTCACCATCAGACCAGCCGATAGCAAACGTTACGTCGCTCTGGTCGTTTGACTCTGCCATGTTGCTGAGCATCAGGTGGCTGGCGTTAGTAGGATCTGCGTTAAGCGTGGCCGTTGCCTGCCCCGGTGTACGCAAGCCCTTTTTATATTTTCGGGTGTTACGTTCGCTCAGGCAGGTGTCATCAATCTGATCTGCCGGGCTTCCGCCTGGTGAAAATGCAGTGATACATTCAATTTCGCTCACGACACCATTCGCGAGCACGTACAACTGTGTGCCTTGAGTCACTACTGACATGGTTATCTCCGGGTATAAAAAAACCGGCTGCGCCGGTGTGATGTGGAAGGTTGGTTTATCGTTTGACGAGCCAGTCGACATCGAAGGAGTAGCGGTATTTCATGGTGCTGGGTTCGAGCTCCTGCGTACCCCATCTGGTGATTATTGCGCTTCCTTCGATCGCATCACGAAGCGCCCGCGCAACCGTGATGACTTCAGTATCTGTGTCGGCGTAAACGTCAATCTGAACAGAAAAGCGGTCTATATCGGGGCGCTGCTTCAGGTAATTTTGAGGATCACCGTCAATGTTCTGCCAGACCGCATAGGGATAGACAACTTCATCAAAATGCTTGCCGAAGGGGTACAGCCTTACGGGAGATTCTCCTAGCACGGAGCGAACCACCTGGCTGGCTGCACAAACTTTAAAAACAGGCGCTATCATGCTTTGGTCCCCTTTTTCACGGCCTGCCTGATCGCACGATCGATAGCTTTTTCCATTTCTTCCGCAAAAACGTTAATGACAGGGCCATCGATACCGTTCATCGCGGGGCGGATGATAGGTCGTGCTGCTGCATGCTCTGTTCCGAACTCAAGCATTCGCCAGTACCAGGTGTCGCCGCCGGGATTTCCTTTGTCGCCTGCTGTTTTGTAAGTTCCACCGGCTCGCCCCTTTCTGACGTTGGCTTTTGTCTGGGCATACTGTCGCGCACCGCCCATAACGCCAACGCGGAAAGTCAGGTTACCGGTTCTCCGGAATTCACGACTGCCAAAGCTGGCAACGATATTTTTATATATGGCCTCTTTGGTCAGGGGGTCATCAACCCGGGCCGCATTACTCCGGGCACGGTCCCTGATAAGGTTTGCGGCTTTACGAAGCGCAAATCGCCCCGCTTTGTTACGGGTGACGTCTGAGACTGCCTCCATTTTCCCAAGCAGGAAATCAAGCCCGGTAAGACTTACTTCAACACCATCAGCCATCGTTTACCCCTTCTGAGCAGGGAAGCGTGAGATATTCGCGGCCACTTTTCGGATCAGGAAGCACGCCCTCGATGTTATATATCCCACCGCGAAACAGGATGCGATTCATCCGGGTAATACCCGGTCGAAAGCGAATTGTGATACGGGTAGTGATTTCCCCCTGCGATGCCTGGGCTGCAATAAACTCACGAGCCGACAACGGGGAGACTTCCGCCCATACGGTAGCCACATCCCGCCAGGTTTTATTTACAGCTCCAGTCTCTGTGTTCTGAACCATCACCGGCTCCTGGATTGTTACCCGGTGACGTAGTTTCCCGGCCTGCATTCTACCCCCTGACTTTCTGGCTGAGATACTGAGGTTTCAATTCGTTCAGTGACGTAATTTCAACCCCATCATCCTCAGCCAGTGACTGGATAATGACATCGCATAACGCCATATTTGACTCAGCCAGCCGGTTTATTGCGTCCGTCTGCGCCCGCTGTGCTTCTGTCTGTTCGCGTAGCGCTGTTATCAGCTCGTTTACCTGTTGCTCGTTCATATGCAATTTTCGCCCATTTTTTTATCCACTCACGCCGTTCCGCGCATCCTGAACAGGCCATATTTACACCCCGTAAATTCGGTATGGCTGAAGCAGGGCTTCAACTGCAAGCGGGACCTCTGCAACGGTTTGCCCGATGACCACGGATTCCCGGTTTGCATACCAGTGACCGATAAGCAGTAGCATGGCTGCCTTAACATCATCATTGAGCAGTATCGGGTCCGGATCGTCAGCGTAGCCAGGGCTGCTTTCCTTTTCATAGAGCGTTCGCCGTGTCCATGTCTGGACGTACCGGGCCGCTGCACCTGTGTAAATCTCCAGCAGAGCATCATCACCCGTAAAGTCGGTATCAATGCGGCAATGCTGTTTCACCACATTCTGATCAAGCATTTGTTTGCCCCGAAAAAAGCGGCCCGAAGGCCGCAATAGTTATCAGCTACCCGCGCCGGTGCTGAATGAACCGTACACGAACGCCTCAGGGCGTTTCACAGCCAGAGCCAGACGTTCTTCGCAACGGATGGTGATCATGTTTTTCTCGAAGTCGTCGGCGTTCTCCGTGGAGATAACCACGTTCGCATCTTCGCGGTCGAAGATTTGCGCGCCAGCGTTAAATGCACCGGTCAGGAATTTACCCTGGAAGGCTGCCGCTTCCGTTGCAACAACCGGCAGGCCCCACAGAGTCGGACCAGTCAGCGCCGCAGGGTTCGCCAGAATGTAACGACCCAGGCTGTCTTTGGTCAGCTCGATCCGCGCCCAGTCAATGAAGTGAAGAACATGACCAGATGCCGGGAAGCGTGCCAGCTGTGCCTGCAACATTGCCAGACGCAGATCGTCAATCCCGCTCTGCTGTTCGACAGTGAACGCTGGATTGAACGCTGACGCCTGAGGAACGATGCCGTGCAGATGAACGCCGGTACCATCACCGAAGAGAATTTCCTGCTCTTCTGCATACTTCAGCCCGTAGCGCATTTCGGCATCAACGGTGGACTGCAACTGTGCGAAGTCATCCAGGATCTGCTTTGAGGCTTTGAACAGGTGGGCGATGGTGCTGACGCCAGTGATTTTCGGCGTGAACTCAATTTCGCTGTATGGTTTCTGCGTATTTTCAGGAACCACTTTCGCGTTATTGGTAAAGCCTGTCTGCTGCACCCAGAAAATAGCTGAGGAGGACGTACGGCCTGGAGCAATCAGATCGCGGATGAACAGGCGCTGTTTCGGTGCCGTATCAATACCCGGCAGGCGCTGTGGTTCAACAACACCATCAGGTACATCCACCGAAGTCAGGGCGGCCTTAACCGGGATGCTGATGCGCTTACCGCCTTCCACGCTGGAAGCGAAGGTTTTCAGGGCTTCAGCGGAGATCACCTGGTGGCCAACGGACTCGATAACCTGTTTTGCGTTTGCCAGCGGCATCTGGGCAACATGTTGCTCCAGTTCGCCCATTGCGGCCTTCAGGGTTTTTTCAGCTTCACGCAGCGCGTTGAACTCAGAAGCCATTTTATCAACGGCAGCTTTTGTTTCTTCTGACAGCCTGCCTGACTTCTGCGCCTCTTTGAGTGCGTCTTCTGCTTTCGCGTTGAATTTGCCGGTTGCCTCTTCAATGCTGGCAGTGACTTTTTTCAGAATTTCGTTTACTTCAGACATAAAGGGTCCTTATTTGACTAACGCCGCAAGAGCGCTTTCAAGTGAATTGAGGGTTTCAGGTTTGATCTCTTCGGCAGCGCCCGGCGTACCGTCGTTGGTGGTGACAGCGCCAGGCATGCCACCGGATAAGGCTTTAATGAGTTTTCTGCGCTCAGAGCGCGGGGTGTTGGTTTTAGCCAGCAGCGCATCAAGTTTGCGAAGCGCGGCCGCGGGTGATTCATCGCCATCACTGACCGCATCAGCAGAAAGCAGGCTGTCTGCCAGCCCCTTCGCCACAGCGTCACTGCCACCGATATAACTCTCGGCGTCCATCAGTTTCTGAACGGCTGCCATATCAAGGCCGGAACGCGCCGCGTAGATGTCTGCCATAGCGGTATCAAACGGCTCAAGAGACTGTGCCAGTTCCGCAAAGTCATGGCGGTTACCCATCGCGTAGACCCAGCAGTTGTGGATCATCAGGAAGGCACCACGACCGATCTGAATATCATCCCCGGCCATCGCAATGACCGAGGCGGCGCTGGCGGCAATACCGAGCACCTTCACCGTCACACGGCCTTCGTATTCACGCAGAAGGTTGTAGATTGCCAGGCCTTCGAACATGTCACCGCCAGGGGAGTTGATATTGACCGTCACGTCGGCGCCATTCATCGCCCGTAGCGCACCGGCGATACGTTTGGCTGTTACGCCTTCACCCCAGTAGTCCTGCCCGATCACATCAAAAACAGAAATACTGTTGTCGTCGGTGGACGCAGCTTTGATCCCGCCATCCCAGCGTTCCATGGCGGAGGGTAAAGTTTCACAGGTGACCCGCGCGCAGGGGCGACCCGCCGGTGCTGCCGGAAGTTGTTTTTTGCTCATCAGGAAAGTGCTCCTAAGCGGCCTGTTTCAGCGGAGATTTTTCAAAGGAAATGTCAGGGAATATGTGGTTATGCAGTTCTCTCAGGGCCAGAGCCTGAACAGCAGGATTGCTGCTTTCGAGATTTTTCAGTTGCGTCAGGTTGAGCTGAACGGTGTAAATGTCACCCCCTTCAATCGGTGGCATATTCTCAAGACGGCGCACGTCATTGCGGGACATCCACCCATTCTGAAGCGCGCTGGTATAATACGCAGCACGGCCCGCGCTGTCGGCGCGCAGCAGTCCTTCTACAGAGAACTCTGCGAACACCTCATCATCGCTGTCCAGCAGGCACCGTCCTATTTCCTGTTCTATGTTCACCAACAGGGGTCGCAGGGTATGTGTCAGGAACTGGAGGTTCATGCCCTCCAGACTGGATGCCCAGCTGCTTTGCTTCGTGGTGTGACCGACCATGAAAGGCGGAACGCGAAACCAGCGACAGATTTCCTCAATACTGAAAGAGCGGCTTTCCAGCATCTGGGCGTCTTCGGGATTCATGGTGACGCCCTGGTACTTCAATCCGCCTTCAAGCACCATGATTTTCCCGGCGTTTTTTGAACCGGTAAATGCAGCCATGTAGCTGCGAAGTCTTTCACGTTGTTCGTCAGACAGCGCATTCTCAGCGGAGAGAAAACCTGAACTCTGAAGCCCCTGTTCAAATATCTTCGCAGCAGACTCCTCAACCGCCATTGCAGAACCGATCACATCCCGGCCTGTTTTCATCGGCATCATGCCGCAAACGCCGTCAAGACCGAACCCGCGAATGTGCATGATGTTTTTGACGGGAATGACGCGCTCGTTACCGTTTTCAGTGTATTTGTATTCCAGCGCCCCGGTCACGAGACGTTTAACCACCATGTTCTGCGGCAGCAAAGGCACCAGCGAAACCAGGCGGTTTGCGATGAATTTCTTCTCAATGAAGGCGTTCCCGCGCAGGCAAATACTGGCGACCACCATCAACATAAAGCGTGATGGTGTCATTTCTGAATTGGGTCGGCGGCACAGTATCGAATAGGCCGGATGATCGGTTGCCGCTTTACGCGAACCGTCAGGCTGTCGAACGTATATTTTCAGCGGAAGGGTTGAAATAGACTCGCTTAACAGTCTTACGCATGCCCACACAGCCGATAGCTGGATGGCTTTATCGGCCGTTACCACCTTTCCGCTGCTGCTGGTACCAAACCATTCCTCCCAGAACGTGCCGGTAGTCAGGCTGATAGGCACACCAAGCCAGTTAAGCAGAGCACTTTTAACCCTGCCTGGCCGTTTGTTTTTTTTCATCAGAAACCTACCATGATGGGATTATTGAAGAATCCGGAGAGATCCTGCTGGTCGTTGCCACCGTTAACCAGAACGCGGCTCATTGCTGTGAACAAAGCCGCAGGGCCATCAATTTTGGCCTCTGGTGTGGACTTATTCGGGAAAATGTTCTCGTTCCGGTCAGGTTTGACGGTTACGTTGGACATCATCCAGTTCATCACCGGGTGATCGCTGTGATGGAAGCGGCCACCGTATACCAGCGCTTCGACCTCTTTCATCGCCTCAGAGAAATTGCGAACCGTCTGCGGCACTTCCACCAGCGGCAACCCTTCTTCTGCCAGTGCAAGGCTGAACTGCGTCGCACTCCACGGGTCGAAGCCAATTTCTTTCAGGCTCTCGCCAGCTACCCACAGCTGTAGCTCTTCCTTAATCTGAGCATGGTCGATTACATCCCCGTCGGTAAGGATCAGCTTGTCCATCCCGGCCCACTTACGATAGAGCTCTGCCATCTGGCGTGAACATTTCTCAAGGCGTCCTTCCGGTAGCCAGAATTTGAAATCCGCATGAACGTGGCCATCTGGCGCGCGCCAGACTTTAGCGGCCGCACAGATATCAATTTTGTTTGACAGGTCAACGCCCACCCAGGAGGGATAGGTTTTAAGTTCGTGCTGCGGGGCGATAAACTCGCATTTCTCCCATTTCATCATGTCCATCCAGGCTGACTCAGCGGTAACCCAGATATTCATGTGCTTGGTGAAAAAGTTAATTCTGGCCGAAACCTGCTCTTTCGCCTTTTTAGCCAGGCGGCGCAGGTCATCCCAGCGCTTACAGATACCCAGCCCCGGATTCGCCTTCTGCCAGACTTTTTCATCAAAGGGATCGTCACCTTCATCTAAGGTGTAGATGATGGCAAAAAACGTATCGTCTTTTACCAGCCCACGCAGCACCTTGATGGCGTAATCACGCAATTCGTAGCAGATGCCTTCTTTGTTGAAACCGGCGGTGGTGATACCGAAAAGCAGCGATTGCAGACGTGCGCCGGTTGCCGTCTCCAGAACGTCCCAGACGTCACGGGTTTTGTGAGCATGCAGCTCGTCGACGATGGCACAGTGGATGTTCAGGCCGTCGAGGTTGTTCGCATCTGAAGATAAAGGCTCGAATTTGGAGGCCGTTTGCTCCTGGTAGATAGCGAGCTTGTTGAATTCGAAGATCCGCCCAAGAGT